ATGGTGAAGAGTATATTATTTTTCAACCAAACACAATTGTGTATGCAGTGCCAGTTAAATCTAAATTAGCACAGACGATGCTTGCTGCACAAGTTGGTGTAGTATTTCACACATCATATTCGGGTAAAACACTAGAGACAATGAAAGCATCCTTCAACATTGATATTGGGCATTTAAAACCAACAAAAGATGTTTGGTTTCGTGATGCATCGTTTACTGATGCGTCTGGTTCAGTTACATTTACTGAAGAAGAAACCGCAGCAATTACATCTATTCTTTCAAACGCAGGTAGGGTATTTCAATCAATACCCGCATTGACATTGAATCGTATCGCCGCATCGGATGTTTTTCTTACACAGATCAAAACATTCAATAACACAAAAGTTCGTGAAGGTAAAAAGATTGCTGACACCAGAGTTCATACACAAGAACTTATCAATTATGTTGAAGCAAAACTCAATAAAGAAATTCTGGCAGCAAAGAAAGAAGATACAAAACAAAAACGCATCAAAGAAAAAAATGAAGTGATGCGTTTCTACCGTTCAAATGCAATTCAACTGAAACAAATATTTGATCTGATGAATCTGATTGTTGACGCTAAGTTGATGATCATTCGCAAACTTGAGACAATCAAAAGCATAGGCACATTTGTTCGCACGGATGATGGATTCAAGATTACAGCACCAGAAGGATTTGTTGCTGTTGATCAAGTAGGTAAAGCATTAAAATTGGTAGACAGACTAGAATTTAGTCACAAGAATTTTACAGCACAAAAGGCATGGGACAAATGACATACGATATCAATAAAATTTTAGCAGAATATGCAGACGATGATTTCGGGTTCAGCACCGTAGATGAGGTTGAATACCAAGCAGTCATTGCTGAGAAGGACGAAACTGTTGAAGAATATAAAGCAAGACTTCAACAAGTGGAAAAAATCATCATGCCATTTTTGACGAATCTATATAAAACTGCAAGTCAGCCATACATCCACTGGCCTAATCGCGGACCAATCATTGAAAAGCAAATGCAGAAAATTTTGACATTGACGAGGGGATAATGATTAACATATCTGATTCTGCTGTAAGAAAAATAAAAACAATTATTGCTGAAGAAGACCCTGACCTGAAGTTAAGAGTTTTCGTTCAAGGGGGTGGTTGTTCTGGCTTTCAATATGGATTTACATTAGAAGAATTGCCGGCAGCAGATGATGACTTTACGTTTGAAAGAGATGGTGTTGGTGTTGTTATAGATAGTATGAGTATGCAATATATGAATGAAGCGGTGATTGATTACAAAGAAGATATGATGGGTGCATCATTTACAATTAAAAACCCAAACGTAACTGCAACATGTGGTTGTGGTTCATCATTCACGATATGAAAACATTTAAAGATTATCTAAAGGTAAACAAAGATAGCAGACAAGAGTTTGTGTCTAAAGCCGGCGGTGGTGAGTGGGGAAGACCTGAACTCACTGCTAAATATCTTGATGACACTCCTGGTCAAAGCACACAACAATATAAAAAGTTTACAGGAAGTTGGAAAGAAACTGACATAAAATAAATTACTGGAGATATTATGAAGGACTGTATTGTGGGGTGTTCGACCAACTATGACTGGTCGAAATTAAAATATTGGATTAATTCTATCAATGCATCAGGATTTGAAGGTGATAAAGTCCTGATTCTCATGAACTGCGACAAAGACACCGTTCAAAAGGTGACTGATGCAGGCTTCTCAATCATTGCATTCAATCAAGATGGTGAAGGTAATCTTACCTATCAATCACAGTTAATGGTGCATGTTGAACGTTTTGTTCACATTCACAAACTACTCAAAGATAATGATTATCGTTTTGTTGTGACTACGGATGTCAAAGACGTTATCTTTCAAAAAAATCCTATTGAATGGCTGGAGAAAAATTTACCAGAAAATGAAGACTTAGTATTTTCATCAGAAAGTATTAAGTATAAAGATGAACCATGGGGTCGTGAGAATCTTGCACAAACTTATGGCCAAGGAATCTACGACGATTTTAAAAACAACACAATCTTTAATGTGGGTGTGATTGCCGGTCGTGGTCATGCAATGAGAGACTTGACATTACAATTGTTTTTAAATTCTATTAATCGACCTATTCCTATTGTTGATCAAGCGGTATTTAATGTGATGATTTCTAGACACCCATACTTGAAATCATCCTTGTATATGAAATCAGAAGATGGTTGGGCATGTCAATTAGGAACAACTGCTGATCCAAGTAAGGTCGAACAGTTTAGACCATATCTACTTGAACCTTCACCAAAATTGGAAAGTGACATGGTTGCAACATCAACAGGAATAGAGTATACTATTGTTCATCAGTATGATCGTGTGCCAGAATGGAAGAAAGTGATTGAGGCGAAATATGACGACAAATAAAATTAAAGAATTGTTTTGGCAATTGGACAAACCATCTACCAAATGGTCAGGCTATTTTGATGTGTATGAAAGGCATCTGAGTAAATTCGTCGGTAAGAAGCCACGAATACTTGAAATTGGAATTCTTGGTGGTGGTTCTATTGAATTATGGTTAAAATATTTTGGTGAGGGCACCACAGTTGTTGGTTTAGACATCGAAACAAAAGCATTAGATTATAAGTATGACGGCGATGCACTAATTGTCATTGGTGATCAAGGCGATCCTGTATTTTGGGATCAATTTCTACCCACACAAGAAAAGTTTGATATCGTAATTGATGATGGCTCACATATCATGAATCATCAAATCACTACAGTTAATAAAGTATTCTCACACATCAGAGAGGGTGGTGTATTCATCTGTGAAGATACACACACAAGTTATTGGCCACATCATTGGGGTGGCTCATTCAGAGGTGCAGGAACTTTTGTTGAACATTCAAAACGGGTTGCGGATATTGTCAATCAACAACACTTTCAGGGTTCACCAATCTCTAATGAAGCATTAGAAGCATATAGAAATCTTTATTCAGTATCTTTCTACAACAGCATGGTTGTAATGGAGAAAGAAGAACTGAAACCATTTGGCATCACCGATAACTTGGCAAATATTGGGCGCGAACTATGAGAATAGCATTATGCATTTCTGGTCAACCACGAATGTGGGAAAAAGGATTTGAGTATCATCATAAAAATATTATAAAAGGTAATGATGTAACCGTGTTTCTGCATTCGTGGGAAATGCCAGCAGAAGAAATGCAAGCCATTTCTTCGAAGTATAATGCATATAGCTTCAAGACATCACCAAATCCTACAGTTGATTTGTCGAAGTATACAAACACACCGCCACCATCACCAAACTGGAAAGTAAAAGATGGTCGCATGTCAACATATGCTCAGTTGTATGCGATTCGTGAATGTATGCGAACGAAGTATGAATATGAAAAATACTTTGATATGAAGTTTGATTGGGTTATTCGTTCACGATTCGACTTTGCAATCAATGCTCGAATACCATTTGACACTTTAAATCCCAACAAATTGTATATACCAAATTGTCGTGTCACACCTGGTCGTGACTTTGGTAATGATCAGTTTGCATTTTCTTCATCAGATAATATGGACAAGTATGCTGATGCATATAATCACATCGATGAGTTTTATAATTCTGGTGTGCAATATATGATGGAAGACTTCATGAGTGCAAACTGGAAGAAACAGGGACTTGTTGGTGAGAATCTTGTCTATTGTGATATCAATCATCCTTTCCCACCAGGACCATATAATGGAACTTGGCACTCATTGCTCAGAGAAGATTTCGAGGAGTGGTTGAAATGAATCTGGTAATTTGCATGGCAGGTTATAACACACGTTTTCACGATGTGGGATTTGATATACCGAAATATCTTTTGCCGTGGAATGATAAAACAATCATCTATGAAATTCTAAAGAATCTCGGTTGGGTTACGCAACTTATTCTTGTAGCAAACAAGAGAGATGTTTATTTCAAAGATCAACTTGTGGAAGCAATCAAACCGCTAGGTTGGAATGACAGCAATATTCTCTACATTGGTGATACAAAGGGTCAAGCACACACAGCAGCAATCGGTATTGAACTACTCAATAATAAACATTTACCAACGTTCATTCATAATGCAGACACGATCATCAAAGGTCGTCGTGTAGACTTTATTGCGGATGACTTAACTGCAAAATATGATGCATATATTGATGTGTTTGTGGGTAACTCACCGAAGTATTCATATGTTCGTGCGTATGAAAACCTCATCACAGAAATCGTAGAAAAGAAACAAATTTCACCGTATGCATCATCAGGTTTTTATGGCTTTCTAACAGGACATCTATATCTAGAATACTACAGTAAATTAATTCAAACTGATGGTGAATTGTATATTGCAAATGTGATTCAAAGTATGATAGAATCTAATAAACAAGTATTCATGAATCCGCTTGGTAACAACCAAGAGACTATTGTATTGGGCAGTCCACAAGAATACGGCATAGAGATAGCAAGGCAAACATTGGGTGCAAAATGAAAACTATTTCATTAAAAGGCGGTTCACTTAGTAAAACTTATCTGATACCAGATGAAAAAATTGTGCGTAAGGAAATTTCACGTGTAGAGAATCGTGAGTATGGTTTTGTTCGTTGGTATTCTCAATTGAAGAAGCTACAGGAATACAATACACTTTATCCTGGTTTATTTCCTAAAGTTGTAAATGTTGGTTCTAATGCTAAGACTGCATGGTTTGATTTGAAATATCTTGAAGGCTTTCGTGATATCAAAACTATTCTCAGTAAAGATATACTGAGTGAAGAACAAATCTTTAGAATGAGTCAAGCAGTATGGAAAGGTTTGAACACACTACATTCAATCAAAAAAGAACCAATTCCCGGCGCACCAAGTTTATATTTTGAAGAAGAAATACAACAAAAGATTGAAGATGCCGTTAAGTTACCTTCATTTGAAGAATTCTTTTATCGTGGTTCATATGGTCTAGACAACAATATTGTAATTGGCATTGGCGGCTATTTGTATGATCTTCATAACTACTTCAATGAACTAGAAAACGATGAAGAATGTAATATACATGGTAATCCAACACTTGAGAACATCATGTATTCATTTGAAGAAGATCGTGTAGTTTTCATTGATGTATATGATGAAAGTATGTGGAACACTAAGTATCTTGACTATGCACAAGTTCTACAATGTTCACGTAGTCACTATGGATATATTAATGATCGTGATGTTCGTGTAACGGGGATTGACTTATTCAATCCAAACAGAGGTACAGAAAACTTTGATGTATTTAATAAGCACTTTATTTCTGAGTTGCCAGAAGACAAAATGAAACTCATAGATATACTAGAAGCATCACAGTTTATTCGTATGCTGCCATTCAAGTTAATTGCTGGCGATATCAATAAAGCAAAATATTTTTATGTTCATGCATGTGATTTGCTTAGTAAGGTAATGAGATGAGTTTAGACTTTATGATGGATTACGACAAGTTTAAAAGAACTTGGTCAGTGAAAACAGAACTACCAGTAGAATTCAAACTAACTTATTCTGCTGATATCTTCAGTCCTAGCAATCAAGATATTGTAAACATCACAAATAGTGATCGCAGAATTATTGTCATTGATTCTGAGGTGCATGATTTATACAAAGACAGTATTGCAGCATACTTTGGCGCGGTCAAGTTAAGTTGTAAAATACTTTGCGTAGACTGTAAAGAAGAAAACAAGAATTGGAAAAATGTTGATCGTATTTTGGACTTTTTTGAACAATATGGAGTGTTGCGCCGTGAACCTATTATCGCAATTGGCGGAGGTGTTCTGCTGGACATTGTTGGCTTTGCTTGTAGCATATACCGTCGTGGAATTCCCTACGTTAAAATTCCCACAACACTTCTTGCCATCGTTGATGCTTCTGTAGGCTCTAAAGTTGGTGTTAATCATCTAGGCAGACGCAATCGTATTGGTGCATACTATCCACCACTTGCAACATACATTGATAAAAAGTTTATCAAGACGCAAAGTGAACGTGAGATTGTCAATGGCATTGCAGAGATATTCAAACTTGCAGTCATCAAGTCACCAGAACTATTTCATCTGTTAGAAGAGAATGCAGAAATATTGATAGATGAAAAGTTTCAGTATGGTGCAGTGCCAGTTCGTGTAATCAATCTTGCTATTACAGACATGATTGCGGAATTAGGACCAAATCTATGGGAAAAACGACTAGATCGTTGCGTAGATTTTGGTCACACATTCAGTCCTGTAATTGAGATGGCTAATATACCAGAGTTGTTGCACGGTGAAGCAGTAGCATTAGATTGTTTGTATAGTTCGTGCATTTCATTTATTCGTGGCTACATTGACACCGTTCAACTTAAACGAATCTTTGACGTTGCAAAGAGATTGAAACTAAAAACATTTCACAAAGATTTTACCAACATGAAGTATTTGTTGGAGAGTCTGCGTGATGCAACGAAGCATCGTAATGGTAATCAATATGCACCACTGCCTATTGCAATTGGTAACTATAAGATTGTGAATGATGTCACTGAAGATGAAATGAAACTTGCGATTGATGTTTTTGAGGAGATGTGATGCGTAAAGTGGCTGTAGTAACAGGTTGCAGTTACGGTCTTGGGCATGATATTGCAGACAGACTGATTGACGAAGGTTATTTTGTGTATGGTCTTTCACGCACAAAACCACCAGTAAAACTATTTTCTGCACCGGATACATTTCAGTGGGTAGAATGTGATATTTCAAAATCGGATCAAGTTGAAGAAGCGTTCAAAAGAATCGGCACATACATTGATGTGCTTGTGAATAATGCTGGTGTATATGAATGGGGTCTTTTCAAAAGTTATTTCACAATTGAAAAAATAGACAAAATTATTGATTTAAATGTCAAGGGCACAATGTATGTGACCAAAGAAGCACTTAAATTGATGAACAAAGGTAGTGATATTTTCTTCATCAACTCTGTTGCTGGTCTTAACGAGATGGAATGGGAAGCAGTCTACTCTGCATCTAAACATGCCATCACTGCATTTGCTGGTGCATTGGGTGCAGAACTAAGCACACAAATGAATGAGGTTCGTGTAACAAGTATTCATCCTGGTGGCATTAAAACAACAATGCAAGACAAGCACTCATCAAAAGATAAAATGATGGACACAAAAGAAGTCACAGACACCATGATTCATGTATTGAATTCAAAAGCAGTTTACAAAACAATTAAATTATTTTCGGACTTTGAATGGCACTGATACCTAACAATAAATTATTCATCATAACATCGGCATTGAATGCAACTTTGGGTGTCATTACACCTGAAGAGAGACTTGAACAAACTATTCAAGGACTTAAAACACTGAGAGAATCTATACCAGAATCAATTGTGCTTTTTGTTGACGGCTCACCGAAAAAAGTTGAAGAAGAAAAGATTCGTGCAATCTCAGACTTTGTTGATTTTGTAGCAGATTTTTCTACGGATGAAGTGATCAGTGAATTTGCCGCACGACATAAAAAGAGTGAGGCTGAAAATGCACTCATGCTCAAGACCATGATGCTGCTCAAACAAGAGCCAAGCATGATGCAAATGATGCATTCTGTAAATAGAATCTTTAAATTATCTGCAAGAACCGATTTATTGAGCGACTTTAATCAATACGAACACGATCATTGGGGTAAATACGTGTTCAAGAAAAGAATGCCAACCTGGATTCAAGGTGAAAGAGCAGAGTTTTTTACTGACCTTCTCATCACAAGATTGTTTTCTTTTTGTCCAAGCCTGATTGATGACTATATGATCATGTGCAGAAGAAATATAGGTGTTATTCAAGATGCTGGCGTTGACACCGAACATGCACATTTCTTCAATTTGGGTCAAGACTTATTGATTGAACTTGATACAATTCACTGTCAGGGTATCGTAGCCACCACAAATACACTAGAAGTTTACTAAATACTAAATAACAGAAACAACTGCCGCAGAGGTAGAGGGATTATGAAATTTAGAGATTTTCTACGTGAACAGAAAGAGAAACATGCTGTCCTAGCATTTGGGCGCATGAATCCAATTACAAACGGTCACGAAAAAGTAGTCAAAACAGTCAAAAAACTTGCCACTAAAGTTGGTGGCTCACATCACATTGTCCTGTCACACTCACAGGATGCAAAGAAAAATCCCCTCACGGTAGATCAGAAAATCAAACACGCCAAACGTGCATTTCCCGATACAAACTTCATAGCAGCATCCAAAGAAGCACCTACATTCTTTGATCATGCAGAAAAACTATACAAACAGGGCGTAACTCATCTTCACATGGTTGCTGGTTCTGATCGTGCTGGTGAATATGCAAAATTACTTCAAAAATATAATGGTACACATAAAGGCGCACGTTTCAACTTCAAATATATTGGTGTAGAATCCGCTGGTGAACGTGATCCGGACTCAGAAGGTGTTGAAGGAATTTCTGCAAGCAAAATGCGTGAAGCAGCAAAAAATGGAGACTTTGATACTTTTAAGAGAGGTGCTCCGTCAAAAATGTCAATCACTCAAATGAAACAAATGTATAACGATGTCCGTAAAGGCATGAATCTCAAAGAAGAAGTAGAACTCAATGAAAATGATTTGAGTAAATTCAGCAAGTATACAATGAAAGTGTCAAAAACTGAACCCAAGATTGTTCGTAAAACAAATCCATCTGGAAGAACTTCCGATCATGTTGAATGGGAAGTTCATGGTACATTGTCAACACATAAGAGATCGTTTAAATCTAAGAAAGAAGCCCAAGAATATTATAATACCGTCAAAGAAGAAACATTACTTGAGGGTGTTCATGACAAAGGTATTTTCAAAGCAGTGTTTCTAGGCGGTGGTCCAGGTTCAGGTAAAGACTATGTGTTGAGCAAAACACTGGATGGTCATGGTCTGACAGAAATCAATTCAGACAAGGCACTTGAGTATCTGATGGACAAAGAAGGTCTTGATAAACGAATGCCTGATGATGAAGAAGCACAGCGTAACGCAGTTCGTAAA